GTAAAATCTCCACTTTTGTTACTGATCCGCTCCAACTTATTCCGTTTAGGCCTGGAATCAATACCGGAAATTCTCCACTCATATCATTATTTTTTAAAACTGTATCTTTATAGCAGTCAATTAGGTCACTATCTATCACCACATATTCTGACACATTACTAAGATTTATCATTTTGCTATTGATATTAAGCACTATAGCACCACTTCCATAGACTTTGATTTTAGGTAAGCTATTCGCTGTTCCTAGATTAAAAATTGTTCCTGGACTTGTTAATGAGATCAAGCTGCAGTCTAAACTATATTTATGTGGCTGACATTCAAACTGTATTATAAATGTATGAAATATAGGGATGATCTTAGCAAAGGGTATCTTATTAATTATTGTTGCTTTATACTTTTTATCGGGCTCATTACTAAATATTGCTTCGCTTGATCCTGTAAGCCACGCACATACATCATCAATGTTTCCATCATCCAGGCTGCACTCGCAAGGTCTAATTTTACCCTGGTATGTTCCATCATCAACGGTCAAAAATCCGTCTCGGCCTGGAATAACAATTTTAGTTATATTAGCCTCTGCTCTTTCAAAGCCCGGTAATTTGTTTGTCATTATATGTTTATCCAAAGAGTTTAAACCCTTCCAAATAAAATAGGATTCGGATTCCATGTTACTTGCCTCCTTGGCTTACTGCTTTATTATGTCTATAAAACTCTAGTTCTTCGGCAAATGCTTGTACATCTTGCTTCCTATTGTTTATAAATTTATCAATTTTAACAGTTAAACCATCTTGGTGATTACCTTCCCCACCAGCTTTTTTAATAGCACTAGCCATAAGTTCATCTAATCTATCGATAGGCAATACTGCCTCTTGACCGGCTTCCCCTACCCCTATTACTCCAGGGCTATTAAAAATACCACCCTTTGCATACCAGTCGACTCCAAGTTTAGGGATTTCGCCTTTTAATAAATTAAAACTACCTTGTAAACTAAAATGAGGTAATTTTATTTTAGGAAAGTTTATTTTAAGGCCACTAAAAAATGATTTTATTTTATCAACTTGATTGCCTACAAAGTCTGTAGCTGTTCTAATCGGAGACATTATTGCTTCTTTTATACTATTAAATTTTGTTCCCAAATAAGATCCTAATTCTCCGGCCTTATTCTTAATTGTATCCCAATTTTTATATAGTAAAATTCCAATCAATATGACTGCACCTATTGCTAAGATAATCAGCCCTATGGGACTTGTTAAAAATGCAAATGCAACTCCAAGACCTGTAGTTATTCCTGTTGCTACTCCAGCTATTGCACCCCACAAAGTTAATCCACTCGCTGCTAATGCCTGTTGTATATTAAATGCAATTACTAAGGCTGTTATAGTGCCTATTACTACACCTATAATTATCAATAAAGTTGAATTTTGTTGTATCCATGCAGGTAATTCAATTAATTTATCTATAACAGCTTGGATTTTAGGCATTAAGGCTCCAAGCTTTTCACCTAAACTACCTAAAACAGAGTTTTTAATATTATCCATAGTATCGCCAAATTTATCAAGCCCTGCAACTGCTTCATTACTCATCACAGCACCATTCTTTTTAGCTTCTACGGATAATTTATCTAATTCAGCACCACCGGCTTTAATCATTGGATTCATTTCCATCGCACTTTTACCAAATAATTGCATAGATAGTGCATCACGTTCAGTTTCATTTCCGACTTTTCCAAGTGCTGTAAATGCTTCTCCCATAACTACTTTAGCATCTCTTAAATGACCCGTTACCTTGTCTCTAACATTAATACCAAGTTCTTTAAATGCTGCGCCTGTACCTTTTGTTTCATCCGTAGCACCCGCCATTGACTTAGTGAGTTTAGCTTGTGCGCCCGTTATTGTTTCTAGCTCAACTCCTAAATTATTACCAGCGTATTTTAACTCTTGCAATCTTTCAGCGCTTAATCCAGTTACATCAGCCTGTCTTTGTAGTTCATCTGCGCTATTTAATGCAGCCACACCCATTCCAACTAATGCAGCACTAGCTGCAACTGCTGTAACACCTACTGCTTTGCCTATATTTTTAAGATTGCCCACAGCTTGATCCTTGCTTAAAACTGCATTAGCTTTAATTGCTTGTTTTTCCAAGTTTCCTAAATGCGATTCGGTTTTAATAACTTCTCTTTGTAATGCTCTATATTGCTCTTCACTTATTTTGCCTTTCTTAAATTGATCCTGTGCTTGGTTTTCAGCATCTTTTAAAGTCCCCAGTTTACCACTAGTAATAGTTACACTTTCAGCAAGCAATTTTTGTTTCTGTGCTAAAAGTACAGTGCTAGTAGGCTCAAATTTTAACTGATAATTTACTGCTTTAAGTTCGCTTTGTAAATCTCTGCTAGTTTTATTTACATCCTTTAGAGCATCTTGTAAGGGTCCTGTATTGCCACCGATTTCAATAGTTATACCTTTAATATTTGAAGCCATCTTGTTTCTCCTTTCTTCTTTATTTTTTAAAATGTTCCCTTAATTTCTTACGGTCCGGTTGTGTTTGCTCCATCCTATAACAATTATCTAAATATTCTCTGCCCTCTTCTGTTTGCATACGATTATAAATTACCGCATCCCTGAGCAATAACCAATATTCAAACACTTCCATATTTTCTAAGTCACAAAAATTGTAGCCACTATATTCGCAAATAATCTTTTCTTCATAGGTATTAATATAATAATGTCCCTCATTTTCTTCGTCATCGTTACCCGGATAATAAGGGACTTTTAGTTTGGGGAGTTTTTCTCTTTACCTAGCCATTCAAAGTAGGCATCTAGTATTGCTAATAGCTGGTCAAAATCTAATTCTCCCATAAATTCTTCTGTTACTTTTTTGTGATCTTTATTTTTACTTAAAATTATTCCTACAGCTTCGGTTAAATCATCCAGCATTTCTTCTTTTCTACTTTTACTAAGTGTAGTTATTCTTTTTAATGCTTTTAATTTTGGTGGCTCAACTTCAAGGACTAATTCTTTTTTCGTTTCTTCAACCATTACGGTTAATTTAATACCAAAATATCTCATATTTACAGTATTTAAATCAAACATTTACTACCTCCAAAAGGGGCTTAATGCCCCATATTTTTATATTTTTGATACAACAGTAGTTTTTGCTGCTTTAACTGCTGCAAATGTTCCAGTTACTACTTCTACTATTTCAATTTGTTGTCCTGTAACTGCAGTAATATCAAGCACACCATTCCAAGCAACAAATCCAGCGGCTACATTACAAATATCATTTAGTGATGGTAATGTAATTGTTGCTGCAGTCTTACTCATATAACTATTCCCTGCTGTTAATGCTGGGGATACAGTCATTTTAGTAGTACCGCTAGTTGCTCCGGCTAGAGATATTAGTGTTAATGGTTCTAAAAATGGAGGTATGGTTTCCTCTAAAATAATCAATGTTCCATCAGTATCGTGTGGCTCTGCCTTAAATTCTGCGTCCACTATAGTTGCCTTATCTTTTACAAATGCCATTTTAAAACCAGCTTGATTAGATCCAACAATTGTTATTCTCACATCTCCGTCAATAGGATCAGGATGAACAAATCTTATAATATATTTCTTACCATCTTGGTTTGCTACACCACCTATTTTTACAATTCTTTTTCCTGAACCTTCTGTTACTCTTGCAGTATTGCATACTTTAGCAAGGGTTTTTCCATTCCATGTCATTACTCCAGATTTCATTGTAGCTTCTTCTTCTGTCAAAATTGTTTTACTTACAAGCCCCAAATCGTCCGTAACGGTTACAAATTTGGGTTTATATTCTAGTGATGCGCCACCCTCAATTAATCCTAGCAAATTAGTTATAACTTCTATTTCCTCATTAGTTGGGATTGTTCCACTAAATATAGCTGTATATAACTTCCCACTGCCTAGCGTTATTTTCTGTTTTTCCTCTGACATTTAAATACCTCCTAAAATTTTTCTACTAAATTAAAATTGTATACGGACATAAACATCATTTGAGTGTCTATCCATATACGATCATTTTTAAAATTTATTGATTTATTATTTAGTAAATTTTCTATTAAACTTTCTGAAACATGATCTATTTTCAAAGAATACAATTCAATACTTATTCCTCTATCTGCTATACAATTTTTATCATCAGCACCACTTACAGCATTACTTTCCCTGAAAATAATATAAGGAAGAGGAGGAGGTTTTAAAAAACGTTCCTCTGCAACCTTCAGTCCGGTGGTATTCATCCACGTTTCAATGTCCAGCATTCCTTATTGCCTCCTTTGCTAATTCTTCCATCCTTCTAATTGCTAATTCTTCACCAAACTTTATATGTGGGTAAGCCTCGGACCTTCCACCTTGCCACAATGCATGGCCATTTTCTAATAAATGAGTCAGCCTGTAATGCCCGCCACTTACATACCATATAAC